TTGTAAATAAGTACTGTATCACCTTTACGATCAACATAAATGCTGTCTCTCTGATAGATACTGTCATGTAGTATCTTGCTAATGTAGATACTATCATGCTTTACTGTTTCAATCGGAATATGTCGGATACTCCGACAGGATGAAAACCATATTGCTAACGTTAGCAATATGATAATGTATATCAACCACTTCATGATTCAAACTTTAGATCATTAATTCGGTTCATCCATCCCCGTTTAAACTTGTTGTTTACAGGACGCTTCCGGCAAATCTCTTCTATGAAGTCAAACCTAGCTAGTTTTATCTGGTCGAACAGTTCACGAGGATTACGAGAATTAACGGCTGTAATAGTTTTTGGTCCAACAATACCATCGGGTAATACTCCAACTAATTCCTGTGGTATCTTGATACCATGAACACCGGATGCCCACACCCAATCAACCAAGATATTAGCTACTGACTGAGATTTTATCTCGTCAGCCTTCCATCTGTCCCAATACATTGTTTTCATGATCTCTGTCCATTCTTCTTTAGATAGATTCTTCAATCTCTCTATAGTCGGTTTAGGATAGCCTTTCTTCTTACAATACGCCTCGTAAGTAGCGATTGTTACACCCATATTAGTTGCTCCTCCTAGATCATCAGGGTCATTTACAAAACCGCCTTCCCATTTTAGGATGAACGGTACTAATTTCTTCACTTCTGCCATTTTATAAAATTAAAATCAATATTAAAACTTGAATTAGTTGCCCGATGGCTCCACCGATTAATGTTACCACAATATCAAGCCAATCCCATTTTCCACCCCAATCTCTGTCTTTAAATTCCATTCCTGCCGCCAATCCTGCCACAAATAAAATAGTAAATAGTGCCCCTGCTGGAATAGCATACAGGAGATGTTTAGGGCGATTACTTTCCTTGATCCAGTTCATTATTTACTCTCCTTTTCGCTTCCGTTTTTTCTTTTTCGGGTATATTACCAATCATGCTACTAATTTTAGTTCTGACATAGACAGGGATGCCGAAAACAGCTCCCGACCATATCAAGCATTGTGCAAAGAACCATAATACAGTATCATGAATGATACCTAAAGGCTCAACTAAAAAACCTGCAACCGACACCCCCACTCCTGCGAAGAGCATTCCCACAGCAGACCAAATCATAATATCGTCTCTCGTTTCCCTTTTCATTTCCTCACTCTTTTAACTTATAAAACATACTCGATAAGGCTTAACAGAGTCACAACAATGTTTATCCTTTGGATTATTTGATTCCTTAAATAACTCGTATACAATATGGAAATCCTCTATAAAAGCATCTGCTTTCCCACGTTCCTCTTCCCATCGCTTATTTTTGTTATAGTCTGGCAATATCAACGACCCGTTGTATACCTGCGTTTTCAGTCCTGTAGATGTGCTTTTTTGGTCCGCTATCTTCATATATCGCACAAACGCATAATAACATAGGATCGTATAAAGAGGAACTATATTGTATTTTTCCCCGGCTATTACGACATCTAACGAATAATTAGAATCAGAATCGGTTCCGACAGGGATATCACTCTCTCCTTTTCCACCTCCTAGCTCACTCGACACCGAAAAGAATGTATCACCGCAAAGAGCTACCTTTATATCGAGCTTATCTGCCTCTTGAATGCATTTGTTTATCTCTGTGTCCTTAACATCTGCTGCGATATCAAAGATTTCACGAAACTTCTTGATTACTTCGGAAAAACTATTCATTTGGGTCTGTTTTAACGTTTACTGTCGAGTTAGATTCTTCTAATTCGTTATAAATTTCACATACTTCTGTTGGAAGGTCTAAAGCACGCGCAATTTCCCGACTCAACTTACTACGAAGTTTTGTCACGGAACGGCGATAAACTTTCTGCATCTCCTTCACGACCTCGCCGGACGCATTGGAGAATGAGATCAAAGACGAGTCAACCAAAGGAATAGGGATGTTATAGGCTTGTGAAGCGATATCCTTCTTTAGCGGTTCGTTGTAAGCCTTATACAGATTAGCGTCAATCGGTACGCCCAACTGGTCTACCTTAATAAATGGCTTATCAGTCAGAGCATTTTCATCACGGACCAATACCGCTGATCCTGCCCCTTGCGCTCCCATTATATCTTTTATCCCCTTAACAAAAGCGTCCTGTTCCTCCTGTTCGGTAAATTCTCCGTGAGAAATGATGCTGCACATGTGGAAACCACGTGTAAGCGTCCGTTCTACATAAGTAGAGTTCATCGCTTCCGCCTGCATCTCAGACTGGACTGCATGAAACGGAGAAAGCGGATAGGGCTTCGTAGTGAAGAAGTTTATGTACAAAAGCTGTCCGGGGTGATTCTCGATTCCGCCGAAAAACTCTACTTCATCCGCAAAGTTATCTGGATTGAACGCCGGGTAGGTAACTGCCGTTTTATCCAATTGGGTAGACTTGATATTTTGACGATCCCAATTATTAAACACTACGTACTTATGAATAACCGGATTCGTTAAGTAGTCTTTATTCAGCCCGGCACGGACATATTCGAAAGGAACGGGATAAATCATTTTAGGGCGATAATCGCCTCCATACTGGACAATTAGAGCGCACCCTCTGAAACGAGCTACGTCATATGCCAGCATATTCAGTATCTCGTCCATGTTATCTCCGTGGGCGTTCGTCATTTCGCCAAAATCACGGTTTTTAAAGCCTTCACATTCTATCGCTTCGCTCAGCCGTTCCACACTCAAAGAGGCGGTTTTGCTAGCATATATAAGCTCCGATAAAATTTGGGGGTATAGGTTTCCGTCCCCATACCCCACAATCTTTTCGGAAACCTTAGCGTTAACTTTGAGCGCTCTATCTACTATTACGTTTACTTTCTTGTGAGCTATCATATTAACGTTTCCTTTTAGTTTATTCCAGTTCCTTCATAATCTCGTCTACTGAAACCTCCGGCGTTGTTTCTACTGAAGCTTCCGGTTCAGGATCAGCGGGGGTCTCCGGTTCTACGGGCTTCTCTTCTTCTGGAGCTTCTGTCTCCGGTGTTTGTTCCGGTTCAGGATCAGCGGGCAAAACGGTCGGTACGTCCTCCTGTGGCTCTATTGGACCTAAGTCCTCAAAGTAGGATTTATAAACCGGATTTTCTTTCATGATTCGTTCGGCGATGGCGTCCGTACAGTTAAATGCACGGTAAACAACTCCGTCCGCCACATGATTGATAGATAGTCCCGGTTTCATTACGTAGCGAACGTGTATGCCCGTCAAGTAGTGATCCTCATACCATTTCTTCGCGTACGCACGATCCATATGACACATAGGGTCCAGTTTTAGATGCGTAATACTTTTACAGAGATTCAAAATCTCGAACTCGTCCGTTAAGCGAATTAATTCGCGCACGGGCTTGATATCTTTTGTTACAGTTTTCTTTGCTCTTGCCATGATTATACAGTTTTTAAAGAGTTATACTGTGCCGCCGTAATACTATAATGGAAATCTCCGCAAGACCCGTCCGGCGTTTTTAAAGTAGCGGTTGAAACTCCGTCTGTTGAACTATCAGTTGATAAATCTGAAACCTCTAACGGTGAGTTACATCCCAAAATGAAATATTGGTTGTTTTTTGTTCTAATAGCAACCAAAAACGACCCAGAAACCAAAGCGATAATGTAGCTAACTACAGGTAACGATGAAAGAAGTTTCATGACTACTGATATTTCCAACATAGTAGGAGCATTGTCGTTTGCCCGCGATGCCTCCGTCACTTGAATAGAGTTTTTTACAGATTGAACGGTATATCCCCTTGTTCCGGCTTTCATTGTTACTACTGCCTGTCCTGTCGTAGAAGATACAGAGATACTAGAAACATCTTCGTAGTTCAATATTACGGCTTCCTCTACTCCGGCAATTCCAGAGATTAAACCGGGATTAGCGCAATCAAACGCTAAATCTTGTGCTATCTTCTTTAAACAAGCCATAATTATGATGATTTAGACACTAGAGTATTCCAGGTAGCCTCAGTGATTGACGCACGGGCTTCTCCTAGAACATTCTCAGGTGTGGTTAACGTAATGGCGGTATAGCCGCCGTTATCATTTGCTGATTCTTCCAGTCCGGATACCTCCAAACCGTAATTACAGCCATAGATACGGTAAACACCTGTTTCAACCATTTTTGCAACCGCCACAAGGCGAGAATTGAGAATGGTATTGATAAACACGTTTTCCGCACTCGTTTTCTTATACACGGTAAAATTAACCGATTGTTCCAGCGCATTCGGGGCGTTTTCGTTAATTCTTTGGGCTTCTGTAGCATTTGCACCCTTTCGGATAGACGCTACCCGGATAACCTTGCCCGAAACAGTCAACGTGATAGTAGCGATACCGTTGGCGATGGAGATAGATTGGATATCTGAGTAGTTAATAAGCAACAAATCAGCTATTCCAACTGCTCCACCTAAACAATCGTAGGTTATTGCACCCGTGATATTACTAATACATCCCATGTTGTTAAGTTAATTTATTAGCTTCTAAATACGTCCAAACAGCAGGTAAAGCAACTATATTGCGATCCCCCCTAGAGTTATCCGGTGTTTTCAGCGTTACGGTATCGAAACCGCCAGCCGCCGAAGTATCTCCGTCCATGCTTGCCACTTCCAGCCCGGTATTAAGTCCGGCAACTTTAATGTTACCGCCGTCTTTGAGTTTTGCGAAGGCTACGTAATTCCCGGATAGCAGTGATTCCTTAATCGCCGCACCGTCAGAAGTCTTATCGTAGACCGTGATAGTAACCGTCTGTTCCATTCCGGCTGCACCGTCCAGTGTACGCAAAGCGTCCACTACTTTTGCGCCATTCTTGTAACAGTCAACCGGAATTGCCTTTGCACCGGATACAAGGACGATAGAGTTTAATGTCACGCCATCGCCACCCATTACAAAAGAAGACAATTCCGATTTGTTAACAAGGTACAGCCCAGCCAAACCGACTGAGCCGCCCGCACACCCAAAAACGATAGCCTTATTTAATTTCATACATGCCATAGTTTTCGGTATTAGTTGTTATGCTTTCGCTTTTGTTGCAAGTTTCAAAATAGACGGAATAGCTACCATTACGTCCGCAGCAAACACAGTTGTAGAGTAATACTTGCGGTCTTTCGCATCTTGAATGAACGGTTTAATGTTCACGTTTGAATCTTCCAAAGCGATTTGGATATTACGTTTCGGAGTAAACGCGATAAACGCATCTTCGTCTGTTGCATCTGCGATCATAGACGCTGAAACATGAGGAAGTTCATTGATCTTGTATCCTTCTAAAGTGTACACAGCTTTTCCGTTCTCGAAATGTTCCTGAGCAGTTGTGTTGTCCTTACTCTGAACTAAGTTCTTAAACAGGCGCATTACATTAGAAGTCACGAAGAACTCGCTAAGTTCCTTTTGATCGGGGCGTTGTGAATCAATAAGTTTCTTCATGGTATCCTCTACGCTAGCCGTAGTCAACTGCAAAGGAAGGATAGTTTCTGCGCTGTCCTTCATTTGCTTAATGAAACCACCATTTTTGAAAATATTGTAAGCAACATCACCTGTCTTGGTTCCGTCCAGCCATGCGAGACGTAGCAAATCAGCCTCCAAAACTTTCAGTACTTCCGAAGCCATGAAACCTGCCAGTTGAGTTTCATCGAAATCGTCCGACAAATGAATACCCTTAGCTACCATCTTCCCCCACAAATCTTGCAAACAAACAACGATAGGTAACTCCAAAGGCTGGAAGTCATAGTACTTTACATGATCGGACATATCTGTGTACTCATAAGTACCTTCACATCCAGCAGACTTACGAAGTGCCTTATCTTTCGCTACAAAAGTAACAATAGGCGTTTTGTTGTCAAGTCCAGAGAGAACGGTTGCACCGCGTTCCATTTCGCCAACCAGCCCGACAGTCAAAGAAATGACGTCAGCCAGTGAGTTAATATTCAGATTATTTAAATCTGTAAATGTCATTGCCATAATTTATAGTCTCCTATGATTTTAGTGTGATTACTTTTCTTTTGCGAACTTAACCATCGCCTCCCGCGCTTTCTTGCGTGCTTCCTCGTTGGAAAGCTGCGTCTTTTGTGCATCTGTTTTCGGTTTGCCTCCCACCGTACGAGTTGCAACAGGTGGCGTTTTCGTTTGCTTGGAAAGCATTGTTTTAATCTCACTCAAAGATGATTCAAGAGCAGTTAGACGCTGAGAAAATTCGTCCGGTGTCTTGGTTTCTGTCTCCGGTGTTTCCTCCGGCTTTTCGTCCATGTACTCTTTGAACTCGGCTATCTTGCCATCTTTGATCACGAGAACGATTTTTCCCTCTTCCGGGATATCAACGGTGATCTCACCATCTTCCACGGCGGTTCCGTCCTCTTTTACTACTTCGTCACCTACGGCTGCCTCTTCTCCTGCTGCCTTAATAGTGATCTTTTCACCATTAACCGTTTCTACGATTTCCTCTTTAAGCTCCGTTTTCTTTGAAAAGGTGCTGATAATGCTTGATAAAAGACCCATTTTGTTCTTTGATTTTTGGTTATTAAAAAGCGAACTTGTCGCGGCTGGTAAGCCTACAAGGTCACACGTGAATAATTCTTCAAAACTCGTCACGTCCCATGTTTGGTTCTCTTCGTTCCACACCTTAGTGTCTAGGTCTACGACTGAAACGCCTAGCATTTCCGGTTCCTTTTCAATCATGTCCTTCATAAATCCTGCCTCCTGCGGATAGTTCTTTAAGAGAGCTTCCGAAAAGGTCAGATCGGCGTAGACTACTCCGTTTTCCTCAACGAAATTAGAGAAACTACCGATGTACTGGTCCAGCAGATCGTTACCGTTGTGTGTCCGGCGAGAATGGATAGGGCGAATACTACCAGCCACCACAAGGGACGCTAGCGATTCGGGCGTAATAACGATTTTCCCGGTTTTTAATTCACCGTTAACTTCATCCGTCCAATCGTTTGCGGTCGGTCCCGCCTCTATAATTCGTATTTTCTTGAAATCCATAAATTAGAGATTTACCATATAAACCATTCTATATTATAAACTATATTTCAACACAAAAATAGCTGTTACAACCTACTTACTATCCGCAAATTGTAGCAAATACGAATTAGCCCAATGCGGAATCAATAACAATTGTACGATTTTGTTGTACATCGGTAATATCTTGGACTGAAACTATCGGATTTGGAGCATTCTCTACCCCTTCTACAAACGCAAGTGCGATAGCTGCCACTGTCTTGTCGGACAAATCAACCGCTTGCTTAGACATAGACCGATTAAGATTCGTATAAGATTGAGTACTGATAACATCGAATCCTCCCCCCTGTGCATATCGGTAAGCATTAGAATTGCCAAAAGACCGTCCCCCGTATTGCTGATTAAGAGCAGACAACGCATTTATAGCATGAGATGCACGTTTGTTGAGGATGTACATATTCTCGCCTCCTTCCGCCTCGAACTGCTGCCCGTTTGATCCGGTGAACGTTACACCGCCCTGTGAATGCGGAGCACCAAACACGGTACCACCTTCTTAACGCTGGTGTTAGTTTTGGGAACTTCTTCTTTTACTTTCATAATTGAGGCTACTTGTTTCAATCCGGCAGCGATCACGATGGCTGCTTGCGCTACTCCCCAAATACCACCCTGCGCAATAGCCTTAGATGCACCTAAGTATGTGTTAATCGTAGCCTGTGCCAGAGCAAACGCTTTCCCAGCTTCCGATTCCTGTCCTAACAGGTTAAAGATTTGCCCAGCGGTATCTGCAGCCATTGTCAATTCAGCATTAAGTCGTTCTTTTACTAGTTTCACCTGTAACTGTTCGTATTTCTGTTTAACAAGAGTAATGTCTGCCCCGATTCGTTCAGCATTTGCGAGTTCTTGTTGGTATTGCTGATCTAACTGGATTTGGCGCAGTTCGTATTCATTAGTCGCATTCTGTTCAGCGATCAACCTACGGTTCTCTATATCCATCGCCTCATTTTCTCGGCTCTTGGCAACTTCTTCAGCTTCAAGGGCTGCGACCTTTTCCCGGAATGCAATTTGTTGTTCCAGCTTAATATTGTCGAACTCTTTTTGAGTAATAAGCCCCTGTTGCAGCCTGTAACGTTCCTTCTCCAAAATAGCTTGGTTCAAGGTATTTTGGTCCTCTAGGGCTTTTCGTTTATCCACTATTCCGATGTTGGACTCACGAATTTTTAATTGCAGAGTTACAATTCCATCCTCGTAGCTTTTCAAAACTTCTTGCTGGACCTTCTTAGCTGTTTCGGCGGCTTTCTTTTCGGCTTCTTCTTTATCTCTTTTAGTTTTTTCGGTTGCTGCCTTCTGTGCTTTTACATAATCCTCAGCTCGTTTTCTATCTGCAGCGGATAGAGCAGCTATTTCAGCCTTTTCTAATCCAGTAGTCTGACTCGTCAGTTCCTTTCTTTGAGATGAATATTTTGCTTGTATTTCCTCTATTTCTGCTAAATGTTCGGTTTCTTTTCTTCGCTCTTCGTCTTTCGTATAGCTCAACCCATTTTCTATAACTATTTGGTTGTACTTAGCCTTTGCTAGAGCTAGCTCAGCCTTTTCCATTTCCCTAGTTATACGAAGAGCTTCATCTGCAGCTGATTTCCGTTCCTTTGACGTCTTAGTCTGATCCGCGAATATTTCTTTCTGTGCTTCTAGTTCTCTTCTTTGACGAGATAACGTCAGAGTTAAATCCGTTTCAGCATTATAAAGGTCTCTTTGTGCCTGTGCCATGTTCTTGACCTGCTCACGGGCTTCTCTCATTTTATCTGGTATTATACCAAGAGTATCAAGTAACTTGAACTGTGCATCATACAGCCAGTTGATACCCTTAACGATCTCTGCCAATAGCTTTGCTACGGCATCCGTTATCTTCGTAATAAGTAGACCTATGGGAGCAAATAGAGTCTTTATACCAACTGCCAGTTCCTCATTACGATCCTTTAATTTACCCAAATGAGAAATCAACAAGAGAACTGCAGATGCGATAGCAACGAACGGATTCGCCATCAATGCCGCATTGAACGCTTTTACTGAGGCGATACCACCCGACATACCTTTAACCATCATTCCGGTTGCCCCTGTCAAACCACCCATTTCTCCAGCAGTTTTCTCTATATCACCTGCGTAGTTACCGACATTTCGGCGATTATCCCCAATGCTTTTCTCTAGTTCCTTTAGCTGCTGAACCATTTCATAAGTCTTCCCTGCAAGTTCCTTTCCGTATTGCCCAGTGGTACGTTCCGCAACAGACATCTTATTAAGTTCAATAGTGTTCTTTGCAACCTTTGCCCTAAGAGTCTCTATGGTCTCCGCTTGGCTGTTCATGATGGTAGTCGTAGCCTTGACCGTGCTGTTTATCGCTTTTAGCTCGGAGTTCGTTTTGTCTAGGTCCTTTTGGAACACGGAGATTGTGGCGGCTGACTTCGCAAGCGCTTTCTCATATGCGGTTTGATCTATAAGGTTATCCTTATAGTTCTGCCGTACTCCGGCAAGAGCGGTCTTCTCTGCCGCGATTTGCTTAGTAAGTTGTGCTTTCTTATCGGATAGCTCTAGCGACTTCGCTATGAGTTTGTCCAATCCGTCTACGGCATCCGCCGTGTTGAACGATAAGTCTAATAATGTTACATCTTCTGCCATAATTATCGTAATAAATTAATTTTAGTTAGTTTTACCTTACATTCCTGTGTTGCTAGGTTATACTCCGTGATAGAACGAACGTAGAAAAATGATCCTAGCTGCTTAAAATACACTACTCCGTTATGTTTATACTTGTTCTCTATGAAATAGTAGGGTATTTTAGCCTTAATAGTGACATCTATAGCGTCCGAAAACATACCGTAATACTTGGTTAATCGTTGCGTGTACTCGATAGACTTGAAATATTCGACCCAAGTTACGGGCTTATTGTCTTGAACCTTTCGTATCGAAAAGCGCGGGTACGTACCGTCTTGTGGATTCGGCACGCCCGATTCTACTACGGGCCCTTTAGCCGTGAACGATGCACTGGATAATTGTAAACTCTTTGTAAAATCACCGATTTTGAATATACCGATGTTCGGAAAACCTTCTGAGTCCTCTATCTTGTCTGTCGATACGTAGAAATCGGTCCAGTCTTGCCGCCTGTCATTGAACGTGATCGGTCCGTTTAGATCAAAGTTTTTTGCATCGTTCGCGATTAGATCATATATGCTAATAATTACACTTGTGAGTCCGCTATCGTCTACGATGGTCTGAAACTCCCACCCCCACTGGAACACTTTGCAAATATCCGTTAAGAAATCTACAGCGTTCGATACTCCACAATTCCCCGCTACCTGTGTCACCCCGGCGGTATTCCTTAACTCGGTTATCTTCCCGGAAAGATTAACGGCTTCGTCCGGGGACATTGTTTTCGGCGGGGTGGCATCTAATTTCTCATACACATTTATGTCTCTACTTATGTATAAGCCATTAAATATGTATGTAGGGATGTTCATAGTAGTAGAAGCAAACTTATATCGTACCTGCGTGATATCGTTTTGGTTATCATCTTTTTGGAATATCGCTACGGTCTGATTATTGTAAACCGATTTCAACACCACAAAGTTTAATATGGTCCCCACTCTTGACATATCCAAAGTAATATAGGCGTTATTATCCATCGTTATCACCGCCGTTGTATTGGCTGTTGATCCGTCCGGAGCCATTAGAGCGGTACGGGTATCGTATTCTAAAATATCTAGGAAGTTACCTCTAAAATACTCCGTTCCTTCGTCCGTTTCGGATGCATACCGCCAAAACACAGTAACCGATTTCCCCACCAGTACCTCGGATAAAGGCTTTTGCCCTAGATTCTCGATGATCAATCCCGGTTCGTAGCCGCCGTATTCTATCGGCGGGAACGATACAGAAACACCAAAGGAGCCAACAGAACGCTTTATCAGTTCACTTGCTGGGTAGAAAAAAGAGTTCCCTACACCGGATGTATAAAGATATCTTTCTATTACTTCTTTCGGTAACTGGGACATCTTTAGGTCCGACTGGGACAGAGCTATGTCGTAGGAGTCTTCGCTGCATGATACCTTAGCTTTGAACCGCTTGTTTATCGGTATCCCGCCGATATAAACTCTAGCCTCGTATTTCGCAGTACGGTGGGTAAAACCGAAACTTCTCATTTGATAGAATATCCCATCATTCACCCGATTCCTAGGAGCTTTAATGTTAGCCGAATAGGTACGGGTGGATTCTCCGAAACTGTATGGAGACGATGCATTAATAGACAGCTTGACATCCGTTTTTGTCAAGCCCTCCAAAAACACTCCATTTATCTGAATCTTTATATCCATGTTAGTACTGGAATTTTAGAGTTACCGTTTTAACTAGTCCCGTTGCCGTATATTTCACGCCTGTAGTAGATGAACATCTAAGTTTCGTATCCATATCTACCCCGTCTAGCCCTCTAACAGTTACATCCGGAGACAGGGAAAGAACATCTAGTGCGAACTTGTTAGCCTCAGTCACTTCGAATACACAGGTAAGTTTCCGCTTCGTAACGTTCCCACCGGATAAACCTTGCGCTATCGTAGATTGTGCGCTCCAATTATAACAGGAAATCGCATCGTAGGACCCGCACGAGTTTAGCCATTTCAGTGTAATAGCTCCGCATGCGTGCACCTCTTCCGGATAAACCTTAACAGCAGCTACGGACCCATCCGGATTCTTTATCGTGATCTTCTTGTATTGGCATGCATCCGATATTCCGTCACCCTGCATGTAATTAAATTTGTCAGCCGTTCCGTCTTGATAGATAACGTCTACATCATAGTCCCTATCATGATAACGGCTGTCTATAAAGAAATTATCATCCAGTGTGTGCGCTAATGGTGCCCGCGGTCCGTAGTTGTCCCGGAAATCTGTGTCAGCCCTAGACACTCGGCTAACATTGTTTATACTCGCCAAGTTCATCACGGGAATACGAACTATCTGAGTAACACTATTAGCCGTTAGATTGGCTTTATGTATCAATGTCAGTTCTACTTGGTAGAACTGAACTCGATCACTATATACGGGAAGAAGCGGGAAGAAATAAGAAGCTGCGTCTATCTCCATTCCCTCAACTGGTTCTAACGTTGTGTAATAAAAGCTGTCTAGGGTAGAACGGCACTGTAGTTCCATCCGCACAATAATGTCCGTAGGTAGGTCCGTTATAATTAGCTTTAACGGCACGTTGTCCCATATGGTAGCACAACTGGGGTAGGTATATACTTTGCTGTCCGGTATATCTACGTTCACTCCAAATCTTGGTATTCTTAATTTCATTGCGTTAATATTGTTAGAATTTTCGCCTTTATGATCTTGTTTATATCCAGCGTCAGCCGTTTCACCCGTTCAGGATTAATGATGTCGGAGACTACCCCGCCACCGTTGAATTTGTTAGGAACTTTGATGCCGTCCCGCTTGATCACGTATGCGATGGCGAATGCGGCTTCCTCCGGGATGTTCGTGCCCGCTGTCCTATTCTTGTCCTGTATCCATTTCTTAATAGCAGAAACAGGCGGGAAAGCTCCTGCCTTCCTGCCCTGTTCCATCTGAATAGTATGCTTCGGTGCGGTGATAGTCACCCGGTTGCCTAAGTCGTTAACCTTTAGTTCCCGTCCAAATTCACCGGATGCGACTAGACCTTTCGAAATATAGCTTTCGAAAATCTCCTTCTTAATCTGCTCAACCGCCGCTAGTATATCCTTATCCATAATTTAACAAATCATCTGATACCGAGAACGTTACTTGCCACCCCGACTTTTTCGAATCGTAAATGTTCTGAACCTTTCGGAATATCAGACCGTCCACCTCGAAATGACAGACAAAAGTACTCATTAGTTTGTTTAAAGCCAAGTCGGTACGAACCAATGTATCAAGTTCCTCTGCGTTATCCTCCATGTAGTACGATTTGTCCAGGCACTGCAACACTACGTTGTACTTCCGGGTAGCCGGTGGCAACTTCGCCATTCCGCCGTCCGGTATATCGAACGTCAAGAACATTCCGGAGATGTCATTCACCAGTTCATTCACTGTGTAGTTATCTCCGAAATAGATGGGCAAGCCGAGTTTCACGGCTTCCCCATCCATAAAGTTTAATATATCACTGAATATCATGGTAATTTGATTATTGCGTCATGGTGACCGTTAGAACATAGGCATTCACCGGAATTAAAGTCATACCCCAATACCGCGTCACCCTGTAGGACGATGCCAGCGTCATGGCCGAAATTTTTTCGGGACAGAACCGCATTGTCGTACATTCGGATTTTAGGTCCGCTTATGAACAAAGTAGAGGACCCATAAGGAGTTATGATACGAGGTGACGGTGTGAACTCGACTATCAACCTCCCTGCGGTTACGTCTGCGGGGGTGATAGGAGCTGTCGGTGAATCCGCTATTCTCCCTACAAGGGTAAACAGAGCGTTATCCATATTTGCCGGAGTAGACCCGTATAATAATTTAGTAACCGCGTCATAGTAGGTAGCCCCGAATGAATACCCAGATGAAAAAGTCGCCCTATACCCCGCACCGAAACCAAAAGGTCGTTTCAGTCTAACACGATAAGGGGACCCGATTTTCAGCTCTTCATACGGCTTCCCTGCATTCGCTGTCGCAACGGAGAGCTCGCCCTGTTCCCAATAATCCGGGCCTATCAAGATATCTTCCGGGCTAGTACGGTCCAGTTCGTTAGTAATGTATCGGCGCTTCTTGAATGCGCGAACGTACTTAACGTTGGCCAACGCAAGGTCTTCCTTGGTTATGAGTCCCCCCGCATCGGATGCGGCATCAGCCTTCTTTACGATAACCCCTACAAAAGCAGATTTAGCGGGTGCAGTATTCGCAATTCGTCCCCATCCCGGAGAACTTAGATAATTCCCATTAGCGTCAAAGAAATAACAGGTTATCCAATATCCCGAATTACACGTAATATTTGCACCCGGTTCTACGGGAACCGTGTCTATAATTCTGAAACGGTTCCCCACCCCTGTTGGAATCTTTCTTGAATCCCATGTAGGGTAGTCCGGAAGGACCCCATTCAGCGTTGTCCCACGTTCCCACAGGTTCACATCGAACACCCGGTTAACATAGGGATCACCGTGTAGCTGAACATCTCCACGAACGGTACAACCTACACCCACGTAGGCGGACCCTGTAATCTCCGGAACTTTCGAGTATTCGGACCTTCTTAATAATAATCCCAAAGACACGAATTCGGATGCAGTTATCGGTGAGTTATCCGTCTTTGCTATGTTCATAACAAAATACGGATTAGCAGTGTCGATAGAAGTAGGGTCTGTTTGTGACGTTTGTATTCTAAAATCGTCCCTTAGATACACAATACTAGAAACTTTGAACCCCGTTGTAATAGTAGGAAATACGGCGCCCTTAGTAGGCAATGGTTTTCCGGTCCTCACACGGTCTGCTACGGGTACCTTTTGGTCCTCGTAATATTTATCGAATGCGATAAGGTATGACCCTTGTTCGATAATGTTTCCATCTAGGGGAATCTTTTCAATGTCCGGGAACAATCTAGCAGAAGGGTCTAGGTTTCCCTTATGACTGACTAGTCCGTTGGTAAATCCTCCGGATAAGTCAAGGCGGTATAGTCCTTCTTTATGACTAGACAAGAAATTCGTGTACCCCGGAATATTAAAACCTAAATCCTCATTAGCATACGAGAAATCTATGTCCTCGTATGTGTTACCGTTTACCGCATCATTTCTGAATACACCCTTCGGTACAATACATCTACGCAATGTTAGGTCGCCTAGCTGAATCATTGTATCGTTAAAGGCGAGATCATCTAACCGTAACAGGGGACAATCGTAGGCGGATACTGCTCTGTCACGGGTAGCTACGGTTCTGTATGAATCACCTAGATACTTAGAGTACTCCAAATGTTCTACGTTACGGAATGTACCATATGGTTTATAATCTTGTCTATCTGTCGGCGTGTACATGTTGGTATTGTACAGCCCGCCTGCAAGAAATCGTAGTTGTGTAGTAGCCAGCCCGAAGTTGTTTGTAGGCATGATGAAGCTAGAATTATCCATCACGTACTCGCCGGATACCGATTCCGGGCGAAGGTCCATTAACAAAGAACCGCTAATGTGTCCTAATATCTTAGCGCCCGTATCTAGCAAATTAGCGGGCGTCATTGCCGTACCGTTAGCTTTCGATATGTGAGCCATTGCCAACCGATAAACGGGGTGACTAAGTTTTGTTAATGCCTGTGTAACAGCAAAAGATTCACCGGAATATGCCAGCTGTCCGTTCGTGTTCCAGTATCCCCATAAGATCCTGCAATTGTACCCTGTCGGGATATATATGTACGTGTCTTTTCCGAGGCGAAGGTTCGCTGTCGTTCGGCATATGTTAGCGTCATCTGCGTGCATGGACGCCGAAGTAAATAAGGTCCCGGCGGGGACGTCTCTGTTGAATCCTCCTTGCTCGAAAGGGAACGCCGTAGCCGTAGAAACCGGACCGCAAAGAATATCCATAGACACGCCGATGAACGAATCCTTGATGAACGTGTTATTTTTAGTATCCGCCGCAAAACATCTCACTGATAAGTATCCCGGAATAAGTGTGTTCCCGCTAAACTCCGTTATAATATCCGTATGAACGGGATTCGTTCCCGCAAAGAAATCGCCTATATAGGCGTTATCCTTGATTACAATGTCGGGACGGGTAGCTATACTCCCACCCGCTAACCAGCATTCGCCATCCTGTGATAACTGTGTTTCGTCCTTGATCGACCCTCCTAGTCTTCCTTTAGGTATAAAGCCGCCGAGAGAGTAAATATCCCTCTCGGCTACGATTCTTCCTGCTGAATTAATACTGTATTTCTTTCCCATGATTATTTTGTTTTAGATTTTTGTTTCTCAACTTCATCATGTCTCTTGCTGATCGCTAGAATAGCATCTGAGTAGTTTATCTTCTTCGCATCTTCGAATGAGCAGTTAAACAGTTCGGATGTGATCTGTACCATTCCTAGCACACTTTTAGCTTCTGTGATTGGATTCGATTCACCGGAACCACCTGCACCCGGTAACAGCACACGTTCCAGCTCGTCAGCCTGCCCAATCTGCTCCACAATGTACTTTGTCAGTTTCACCATATCAGCAACAGTTTCTGGTACATATCCCTCAGTCCATCCGCTAATACGTTCTAATACTGTTTCAGCTCTGCGTGCTTCGATCATCTGCCAGAGAGTTACATCTTCAACTGATGGACACGTATAAATGATCTGTCCATTACGTGTTACCCAGCGAGAAGGTATTAAGTATTCCGACATATAATGCAGAAGTGCGGTTTCATCTTGCGAAAGACTCTCCACAGCATCCGGCTTTAGATTCGCTATACGCCGTAATTGCATCAAGCGTTGATATCTACTTGTCAGACGAACAAACGTCTTCCATAACCAACGAAATGGGGTAAATAGGCGATATATCTGATATCGCACATATCCCCGAAAGGTTTTAATTTCGCTTTTCTTCATCTTTTCTTTGTTTCTTGCCGGGACGATACTTGGCGATCAGAAACTCAGTCGCGTATCGTATAGCGTCCATAGCGTGATTATTTTCGTCTACTGCCTCGTTCGTATCATAGAGTCCGGTCATCTTGTCAAATACATACGAGTAATTATCTGCTTCGTCCTGTATGCCTCGACTACCTTGTACAATGTGCATTTTAAACTGCTTCACTTGTGAAATACCTGCCATGATTGATCCTTTTCCCTTTATACATGGAAATATGCGGCATCCCAAACGAGAAATCTCAGCAATACTCTTCGCCTCTTGATTGTCCGCAATAGTGGTAACTTTATGTAGCCCATTTTTGCGCAAGACATTCGCAATATCCCAATTCAACAGACCTGTAGAGTATGCGATCTCTTGAACATAAAGATCATCTTTATCGAAGCCAACTTTTACAATCGCCGTAGGATCACCAGAGAAACCGAAGTCAAGACCAAGACACCATTTACAATTCGCTGGAAACTCCGGCACAATATCATATTCAGGATATACCAGTCCTTCGGTTCCTCCTGTTTCACCTAGTCCGAAGATTCGCCACCAGTTTTCATCAGCCTTGTTTCTCTCAATCTCTTCGATCTGCTCCGGTGTCAAATATGGATTGTCCTTGTAGGTGCTGACTATTTCCACCATGCCGGGACCCTTGAAATAGTCGTGCGCCCAAAACTTCTTAACCGGATTAAAGTCTACATACAGCATCAAACGAGTACGCACCGCCATTTGCCGGAATACTTCTTTCGGGACTCTCTGTGCTTCGTTTACAAACAGGATATCACGTGCAGGACCAAATACCTTCGCAGCATTCTCACAACCGAAAAACTCTATCTGTGATCCATTAGGAAAAGTGTAGGTCATTTCAGTTAAATTCATTGCCTTGCCATTCCAAAGACCTTCATCTTGCAACATACGTTTGAAATCGCGAAACATACCACGTTTCACTCCCGGCATTGTATCAGTTACACACGATATGAGTAAAGGAGCTTCAGACTGCTCAGCAATAAGATAAAGCAACTGTAACATGCTCCACGTTTTAGAAGATCGAGTACCACCCCGTGAGGATACTCCACGAATCACTGGATTTACCGTGGCTTCTAATAGCCTGTCAAAAACATAGGTCGTTTTCATTGTCCAGAGCCTTCTGTTTCCCCCTCTCCTTTCATCTTCCGTTTCTGCGATAGTGTAGAGAGCTTCTTAATATTACTAACCGATTCTTCTTTCAATACTTCGACCTTCAATGTTACTCCTTCCGTCTTCACATCGGTTCCAGTTTGTTTATTACGCCAACGATCTGGAGATATATTTGTAAGCAAGAATATAGCAGCACCAACATTCGCCTCTACATTCTTCACTGTTACTATTTTCTTCTTTACTTTCTTTCCTTCATATTCTGTTTTGGTTTCCTCAAATTCATATCCACAAGCAGCTTTTGACAGAGATTCAACTAACCTCTGCTCTAGCTTCTCCTTAAACTCATTTTTCCCTTTTTTTATAGCATCCGCAAAATCCGCATTTTCAAGCCAACGATAGTATGTTTGAGAGTCTATGCCGAAATGAGCGCAAAAGTCTTTCAACCTCGCACCGCCATGCTCCATTAGCCCATTTTCAGCCACCCATTTAGAGCACATTTCAGTCATTTCCTTTAAATTGTACGCCATGCTATAATCAGTTTTATATCAATAGCAAATTTACCCGATATCACTCTTACAGCCATGTCAAATTGTGTCAAGTACAGATTTACGGCGTTCTTCATCGTATATCGTATTACACAGCTTGTATTTTAACGAAATGCTCTCCATCCATTCATTAGGGTCTTGTGCAGTTCTTTCTTCTTCCACGTACTTCCAAACTCTCGTGGCACGCTCCCACCGGAACAAAGCCTTCTTTAAATTCTGGTAGTGATTAATCCTGTAGACCTGATTTGTATATGAGGCATAAAAATCCTTCTTCACCTTGTCCAAGCCATCCGTTTTACTCTCCCAATCATTATGACTCCCTATCACAGGATCAATAAAAGCCAGCTCTTTGAGGGGGGCTTGCTCTTTTCTTCCATTCCTCAATCCTTTCACGAATTTCTTTAAACCTTCAAAATGCTTGGTTATATCTACTCCATTGACATACCCGTTCCCATATCTATCTTTAACACACCTTACCCCAATCTGTAATAAATACGAATACACTACAAAGGCATGGACATTAAGAATTATCCCTATTTCACGTACATTTACCCACGTCTTTTCATTAAAATTTCTATCCATAACACGATTATTTTTAAAATAAATAGTATATTTGCTATACAATCGTGAATGATTGGGGAGAACAATGCTTTTACACCTTGCTAGTTCTCCCTATTTTTTTTGATCTCTTCTTATTTCTAAGATTTTCCCGGTCAATCTTTCTGCCCCACATCATCGAATTATACAGGGAAACAGCATATAAAAAAAGTTCCTCACTACTTGCAAGGAACTCTACTTTTGTAGCTTCTTTTATTGAATCAGCATACAAACTTTGATTTATGTGATCATCCATTTGGTTTCTTTTCTCTCAATTGTATTCTAAGATTCTGATTGAACAATCTAACTTTCTCTCTAACGAACAGAAATCGTTTTTTTAGCTTTATGGCATCCTCCTTTGAATTACATTTTCCTCCTTCAATAGTAAAGTATCTACCATCTCCCTGCTCTTCCATAACATGGTATTTATCTTTCCTACGTCTAATACGAATATTTCCTACCATGATCGCCCCCTTTCTTCCATTTCCTTACGCATAGCTATTAACTTCTCTCGATAAGTTGATTTACTAGAAACTTCACCTTCTGAAAGTTCCTTTTTTAGAAGATTGCCAACTACGATACCACTAATAGCCAACTTCAACTGAATTGCCTGACCTTCCAAATCATCATCTTCCACCGTGTATTCTGTACCTTTGAGCTTATTCCATTGTTCTTCTGATAACTTTCCACCAGCAAGGAACATGAGAGTAGAGATATCTTCTCGCTCTAACTCTATTTTTACTGTTACTTTTTCCATATTTCTATGATTTTATTTGAATTATTACTTTCTAAAAAACATATCTCCCGAAATAGATCGGGCTGTATCATCACCAGTTAGCCGGATGTATCGAAAGAAGTTCTGTTCGGTCCGGTGCCCGGTGAGCTTCATTATCTCGAACGTCTTCATCCGTCCTGTTAAATACATATTTGTTGCTGCACTCCTCCTTGCAGTATGGCTACTAATCAGCTCCCACTTTTCACGAGTAACAGTTTTCAGTTCGCCGCCCTTGGTGAACGAATAGGTAACTAAGTCATTCAATCCGATTTCCTTCATTATTACTTTCAGATACTTGTTGAAGTACTGAATGCAAAGACCGCATGGAACCTGACCGGCATACTTTGAGAAAATTTCCCGCACATAATCATGTGCCGGGACCTTAACATCAACGTTCGTTTTCTTTGTCCGGATCACAATATAACCATTTATTAGGTTCTGACTTGTCAGTCTCGAATAGTCTGAGTAGCGAAGAGCGGT